CTTCTTGTCCTACAGGAAGTTGAGTGTATAAAGGTTTTTGTTCTATTAGTGTTGCCATTGTTTTATTTTATACTATTTAATATGTCTTCTTTTATTGCCGAACCAAACTTGTCCCCAAACTCTTTCATTCCTAGCATCATAGGTTTTTGAAAGAAGCTAATTCCCTGTATTCCTTTTTTCTTTATGCTTCTTGCAATTGCAAAAGACAAAGACTTATGAGTTATAAACCTTCCCTTTTTATCCCTACCTTTTAACCCTTTTCTTTTTATCCACCTTTCAATTATTCCTGAAGGTGGTTGTTTAGTTGTATACTTGAAAGGACTTGTTTTTGTTTTCCCATCAATATCAGTAAAAGTTCTTCTTACTTTATTCCCTGATACTCCTTTGTCTACATACTTACCATAATCAGCCATCTTAAATCTTATTGTAACTGATCCGCCCTTTCTTATAACAAAGAAATCAATTGAGTTTGCCAAAGCTCCGCCCTTACCTGCTGCTGACAAGTTTCCTTTCGCTTCTCTAACTACTTGACTGCCAAAGCTTTTAAGATACCTTTCAAGTGCGGGTATATCCATTATACTAGTGCTGCAAAGACTTCTACTTGAACATCAGTTGTTGCTGAAGGTCTTACCTCTACAGTAACTAAATCTTGTAATGTAGGGAAAGCAGGACTTGCATCTTCTTCACCTATTAACGCTTCTTCAGCTTGAAATAAGATATGAGAACCACCTGCTCTTACTGTTACCTGATAGTTTGTAGCTGAAGTTACATAAGCTACTTTCATATCTTGGTCTGTACTCAAGTTAGTAACTCTAAGGTATTTGCAATTCTCTACATCTAAAGCACCATCTGCTCCGTGAGGTGTTGAATTAAATACTGCTACTGTTGTAGTCTGTGAGTGAGTACAAGTTAATATTCTTTCAAATACATCAACTATGTCTGTAGTTGTTAAAATATTTGAAGAACCTCTGACTGAGCCGTTAAGCACTACGTTCTCTGTAATTGTTGTTGTTAAATCTGCCATATTATAATTTTATTGTTATTTTAAATTTCTTCCACCCTATTTGAACTATTAGTCTTCCTATCTTAAACTTGAACATTAATATCCTGCACCTCTAGTATTAACAGGAATATCACAAGTCTGAAAGTCGTTTTGAACTAATACACCTATATTAAATACATAGCCACAGCATAAATTATCAAACCTTTCCTGAAACGGCTCTATTGTAAATTGGTCTTGTGTAAAATAGATAGGTTCGTTAATATCATTAACTCCTGCTATAGATTGTCTTGAACTATGTCTAAGCATTCCGATTATGTCTGTACAAATAGCTAAAGTTTGATTGAATACTTCCTGCTCGTTATTCTCTGTGTTTACAAGCTTAGTTAAAAGCTCGTGCTGTTTCGTTTGCCAATCTGATTTTTCAGAAACCATATCACAAATAAACACTTGAAAGTTATATGTCAATTGACTATCACCTGTTGTTACTGATGTAGGGTTGATGTGCATTAAAGGAAACTTCTCCATCTTTTCAAGATTGATGTCATAAATATCACCTACTGAAGTTGTGCTTATTTGTTCGTGATACTCGCCTAATCTTAGCAAAGTGTTTACTACGTTATTATATGTTTTATTGTTTACCATCTCTTTGTACTTTGTTTTGTGAGTGTAAGTCTGTTTCATAACTTAACCAAGTTAAGCACTCTAACAATCCTAAATTCGTTATTCTTTCTAAGTTTACTATCTCAGCTCCGCATAATCTGTGGAGGACTCCGAACCATCCCCACTTCTCGGCAAAGCTTTCAGTTGCTATTGCGTCCTCGTTTCCATCAGCACTTCCGTCAAACACGATTGCAAAGTCTTTGACAATTCTGTCACGAAAGCGTAAAAAAAAACCAATGCACTCTGCACTTGTTCAGCTGACATCTTTTTCATTTCTTCTGCCCTGAGCCGTATATTACCATCATAAGCTTCAACAATATAAATGTCATTCTTCTTTTCTTTTATCGGTCTATACAATACAGCCATCAACTCAGGCAAATGTTTTTCAATTCCGTTCTTAATAAAAGTTTCTATGTCGGCATACTCACCCAATGTAATGCTGTCTAAGTCAGGGTGAAAGCCGTACTCTACTCCTTCTATTTCAATTATCCTTTTTAAAGAGCTGTTTTGCTTATGCTGTAACTGAGCTAGCTTACTCATTATTAAAGCGACATCTTTTAAAGCCAACTCCTTTATCAACTTCTTAGGAATGTTTGAAAGTTCAGCTATTGTTTTTTCTGCTTCCTCTGTCTTGCTGCCCTCTTGAAATCTAATAAGCTTTAGCCACTTCTCTAAACTTACATCTTCCCAACTGCTTATTAACTTGAACTTCTTTTCTTTTCCTTCCTTCTTGATTTTTACTTTCATCTAATATATAATAGAAATTAATTGATTTTAGTTTACTGTACGTAATACTTCCCTGCGTTAGGGTTATCTAAGTGGTATATAACATTGTACCTAACACCATCTATTGCGTGATTGAATGCGTCTTGGTATAATTTTGAACCCTTATCTGCAAATACATAATTGTTCAACTCTTTAGCTATGTTTGTACTTTCAGGAGTTATGACAAGCTCATAGTCTTGCATACGAGTTATTCCACTTTCAATAGTTCCTTTTTTTACAGGTTTGATGTTTACTCCTAAGTGTCTTAAATCGGCTATTAGTCTTGGCTCTGCACTATCGGCTATGATAAGTTTATTATCTACTTTGTCTAATATGATTTGAGCTAATTCGTTTGACTTTAATCCGTTCTTATAGATATGTTCTTTTAAATATATCTTACGCTTCCTTTTATCAATAGCTACTTCTGTAAGACTATCAGGGTCTACACTAAAACCAAAATCCATTCCACAAGAAGTTTGTAAACCATCAGGATTAAATTCACCAATACTCCAATTCTCAAATACAACTCCTTCTGCTTTGTCTAACCACCCCCCTAAGATTTTGTGCTGATACTTTTTAAAGTTCCTATGCTTTATGCTCTTAATACGCTCTAGGAAGCTCTGTGAGAGGTTTACTATGTTATCTAGGTAGCTAGTATGTATATAACATACATTGTCCTTAGAGCCGTTAAAACCGCCTTCTACGCCTTTGTCCTCAAAAAAACGTTTATATATCCAATGTTCTTTTGTAACAGGGTTCAATATTAAAACTACTCTATTGTGTATGTTCTTTTCTCTAATACTTAAATCAATAGTATCAAAGATATTCTCATCTACAAGCTCCTCAGCTTCATCTAATACCCAAGTGCTTATTCCCTGTAATGATTTTAAACTAGCTGTTTGGTTTCCTGCTGATGTTCTAATACCTCTAAATAGAATGTCTGATTGATTGCTTGTATTTACTACTTCTGCTTTATTAATACTAAACACTTCATCAAACCCTAAAAGCCCTATCTTTTCTAAGAACTCAGGAATGATTGATAAGTGAGCTGATGTCATTGTGAAACGAGTAAAGAGTATTCTTATCCCTTTAGTCATTGTAAGTAAAGTAAGAAAGACTGTTACAGCAAAAGACTTTCCTGATCCCCTTCCGCCTGTAATTATAAAGTAACGAGCGTCAGATGAAAATAAAGGATTGTATTTCTTATTCAGTATCAGTTTCAACAAATGTTATAACAGGCATATTGATAGCTTTATCGCCTGAAGTTATATCTACTCTGTTTGTTTCATTCCAACCTAATCTAGTTTTAGCAGCGTGAATTACAACTGAAGGAACTTTGTCTTTTACACATTCATAATACTTTGACTTAATAAAATCTTGTTGTATGTTTTCTATTTCTTCAACCTTAGCTTTAAATTCTTCATCTTCTTTTAGCCATTTATAAAAGTTTGTTCTGCTTAAGTCAGTTGCTTTTAAAGCTGTTGTTATTACTCCTAGTGAACTCTCTAATGCTTTGAGTAATCTCTCTTTGTTAATCTTTGTTCTATTCTGTTCCATTATATATTAAGTTGTATGCTAAAAGATGTTCCTCTGTGTTTAGCTTCTTTTATCATATTAGGGTATTCTTTTATTAAACGCTTGATTGCAAATTTTTCTTTTTCTATTCTCCTACTATCTCTGCAACCACCTTTTAATTGAGTATGTTCGTGTTGCATATATAAGACATTACTTCTTACTGTTAATCCTCTTTCTAATATATGTCTTAATGATAATTCGTAGTCTTCTTTTACTTCATAAGTTTCATCAAAATAATAAGTGCCATCATTTATAACTCCCATGCACGAACCTAAGCAAACTCCATTAAATAAAAAAGGGTTATAAGGATATAAAGTTAAATTATTGTTCGTTGTAAAAAACCCATTTATCTTGCTGCCTACTTGATATGACACTTCAAATAACCTACCTATTTCTTTAATATAAACATTTTCATCTCTAACATGTTTTCTTGAATACTGTTCAGTTAATCTTTCCATATAGCCACCATCTTGAAAATCATCATCTATAAAGAAAACATTTTGTTTTGTGTTTTTTAATATCCAATTTCTAGTTGCAGTTATACCTCTTACCTCATTAGGTATTCCTATTATTTCGTTTGAGTATATTTTATATTGCTCTACTTCACTTTTTGGCACAAATATAGTAGCTGACTTAAATACTTTATGCGAGGTCATTACCCCTGCCCTTCCTTTTGATGGTATGCAAATTTTAAATTCCGACACGCTGTTTAAATGTTTTAAGGTTAAATACTCTTTCTAATCCATATTGTTCACTGCTGCTTCCAATTTTACAACCGCCCATTCTAACTGTTTGGCATTTGAAAAGTTCTTTTAATTCTTGCCATTCTAAACTATCTTCGTCCTCACAAATTATAATATACTCTTTTTTAGGTAACACTTGCAAAGACTTAGGAACTTCTATAATTTCGCCTTCTTCCGCTTCATCTATTTTGTCATCAGGGTTTTGCCAAACATCTAAACCCCAATCCTCAAGCTGACTGCTATCCCATTCATTAGCTAACATATCCCATTCCCATTCTCCAAACCCTACATTGTCTTTAACTATAAACTCTTTCTTTTGTTCTTCAGTTAATCCTTCAGCTACTTCTATCCAAACTTCTTTAAGCCCTGCATCTTTACTTGCCTTCAATCTCATATTGCCACCAAGCACCATCATATCTTCATCAACTACAATTGGTCTTAGCTTTAACATTTCAGGAAATTCCTGTATTGACTTTACTAACTTTTTAAACTTATCGTTCTTTATTATTCTAGGATTGTCAGGGTTTCCCTTTACTTTACTGATCTTAACTTGTTGTTTCATAATGTAGTGTCTTAGTATATAATAGAAATTAATCTAATTTGTTTGTAAAAATAAGTCATAAGGGTCATATCTATAAATATTTACTTTTCTTTTGCTTGTTTGTTTCCAAGTGTTTTGATGACTTATTCCGTATCTCTGTCCTATCTTATGCCACCCCATAGTTTGCCAAAATATGTTAGAAGGTAAATCATCTGCACACCCACAACTAAAAGACAGAGTTCCTTTTTTAGAACCATAATCAATAACACTATCCAAAAGAAGCTGCCCTCTTTTCATCATTCTTGCATCAGTTTGCAAACATATTTGAGCTATCTTACCCATTTTCCATGCTGAACCAACTCTACCAAAAGAAGCTAAGACAAACCCTACTAAATCATTATTACACTCACACACCCATAATTTATCATTGCAGGTATCACTCCATCTTTTCCCTGTTTTAATTCCTGTGATAGCTGCTTCATAAGCTATTTTAGGAATAAAACCTAAACAGTTGCTTTCTGTTTTTGAAAGGCTAACAATATATTTTAAATCTTTAATTTCAGCAAACCTTATAATTCCATACTCATTATTAGTAGTCTTCATTTATTCCACGTGTTCCTGTTAGAGTTTCTTTAGCTTCTTTCCAAAGTCTGTCACCTCTTTTTTTTTTACTTAATGATGCTTCAGTTCTTTTAAGACTTGGTATTCCTTCTGTTGGTTCGCTATCCATCCACTTACCGCAACTGCACTTAGCTTCCTTAGTTACCCATTCGCCATCTCGGTAAACTATTGTCGCCCTTCCAATTTCCATAGTGTTTCCACATTCGCAACTATATAGTGTCATTATGTATTCTGTCTAATTCAAAGTGTAAATGGTTTATTGCTTTTCTAATATCTTCAACTCCTCCGTCATTATGTTTATTCTTACTTCTCAAAAGATAAGTTACGGCTGTTCCTATATTGTAACTGAGGTTAAAGTTACTTACAACATCTTTAGCCATATAACCGTTCTTTCCTTTATAGTAATCAGGTACTTCTTGTAATTCAATTGGTGGCATATTTTCTAGGTTTTTAATTAGTCTATTGTTTTGTTTCATTATCTAAAAGTTTAAGCAATTGGTGTGATGTGTATATCCTGCTATCACCTGAGTAATTTTCAAAGATACAAGTAAAGTTGTCGTCTTCCCAAGTCCATAAAGATTTAACTCCTTTAGCAATATGTTTCTTTAAAACCCATTTAATTGTTTTGTAAGTTCTATTTGTATTCATTGTATAGTTTTTTTATTCCATCAAAGCAGGTTGAAATACAAGAGCCGCAATTTGTTCCTGTTTGGTAGTTTGTGTTAAATATAGTGTTATAAGTTTCAATCATTCTTTTTTTAGCTGCTTGGTTTTTTGCTCTACCTGTTTTTAAGTCTTTCCACATATCTAATATTTCATCAACTATTTCCTGCGGTAAACTTTCAGGAGTTTCTACTTCTGTTGTTTTATCCCAATATTTCTGAGGACAAGCCATAGGTGCTATTCTTGCTTTCACTTTCATAAAACAGGTGCAAATTTTACAATTACCTGTTGGCTTAAAATAATAAACACAATCCCTACATATTGCAATTCTATCTTTATAGACTTCGTTAGGCACAAAAAACTTATTCATTCAATTCCTTTTTAAGTATTTCCCTTACTTTGTCTATTGTAGTAAATAAACTGTTTCTGCTTATTCCTGTCTTACTCGCTAGACTGTCTAAAGTTTCACCTGAATAGTATAACTCAAAGACTTTTTTATCGTACCAAGTTTGCTTATCTAATACCTTATCTATTTCTTCTAGCTTAGTCCATTTGTATTCTTCTACTACTTCAGGCATATTATATATAGACTTTAGATTGTCTGTAACATTAGTTTCGTAAAATTTACTTATATGCGTGTAGTATTTCTTATACTTATAATAAAACGGACTTCTTTTACTTGTTAAGCTCCTTCTCAATACTACTGCACCGTATCTAATCAAGCCATCTTGTCCGTCTTTCTCCCAAATACCTTTTAGAGTGTCAGGGTTCATTTGCAAGTAGTATAGCATAAGCTCCTGTACAGCGTCATTAATAGCTTCTTCATCTTGCGTAAGCCCATAACACATTTCTCTGAACTTAGAGCTAAGACTAGATATTTCCTGATAAATCTTATTCATGCTGCACTTTTAAGTTGTCAATCTTATTTGCAACCTCATGTACTAATTCATCTAATATTATTTTATAACTTCTGATGATAGGCGAGTTTCCTTTTGTTTCTAGTCCTGCAAAGAAACCATTTGTTGCTACTGATAAGTTGATAGGAATAATCATTAGCCAATCATAGTAGTTGTTTCCTTTAGATTTTTTACCGTATTCATTATGATATTCTACAATAGTATCTACTACATCTAAATAATTATTGTATCTTGATTTTGTGCTTACGTCTTTTGAAAACTCTTGGCACATCATTAAATACGTTTCTATTATGTTCTTATGTTCCTCGCTTGCATATATCGGTTCTATCATACGTCAAACTTAGTAAAAAAGTTTACTCAATTCCTTTTTCTTTTTTTAACTTTTCAACAAGTGATTTATAATAACTTATTTTTTCTTCATATTCAACCCTAGAAATCTTTAAAGTTGTTCTAGCCAAGTATTGTAATTCCTCTGCTTTACCCTCTCCATACTTTCCATCTAGGGCTAGACTGAACTTATACTGTTCACCCCAAGCATAGACGTTACATTTTACACATTGTACTTGACAATTCTGCTCATCAAATCTTGTAGACAAATGTTTCCTAGACTGAAAGTGTCCATTCTGCATACCATCTTTGTAGTGTCTGACTATTCCACAGGTGAAGCATTGGCACATTCCGTATTCGTTAGCTTCTCTAAGTCTTATGTAAAGACTGAACCATTTGTCAAGTTCTTTTTTTAATTTACTGACTGTCTTCTTCAATTCTTATTAGGTTTTTGATTAATACTTTTATCAGCATTTCTTTATCAAAGGTGCTTCCTTCTCTGACTTTCCTACCGCCATAATAAAATATTCCCTTCAAGTTATTTATTCTTTCATAGACAATAGCGTTATTAAAAGCCCATATAATTGCTACAGGTTTACCACTACGGACTTGAACCTGTTGTGCTTTAACTATTTTACGCATAGCCACTATAACATCTTGTCCGTCCTCTATATTTTTGTGAACTCCTTTTACTTCAGCAAACCCTGTTATCTTTCCTTTGTTATAAAGAACTGCGTCTATGTGAGCATACTCCTGATGTGAGCCATAAGTCAAACCAAAGTGATTGCAAAACTGAGTTAGAGCTTTGTTCTGTCTTTCTCTATGTTTCTTTCGTTCAAATTTCATCTTCAAACTTAGAACAAAATATTGCTTCTAAAATACAAAGTAGAATTATTATTCCCCATACGATTGTTAATATCTTCATCTTAATAGTTTTACAGGTTCTTGATAAAATAGTACTTTTTCTTTTGGCTTTCCTAATGTATGCACTTCATAGTACGCATTGTCTATTAGTTTCTTTTGAGCATACACCCATTTGTAAAAGGTTCTGATATTTAAAAAAGGTTCGTCTTTACCAAATCTTACTCCCTGTCTAAATGCATCAACTACTTGGTTGAAGGTCATATTGCCGAAACGCTTTTCTTGTATTAAGTCTGCTGCAAATATCTTACTAAGACTTGCCATAGTTTGAGGATCTGTTTTGTGTCCTATTTCAACTGCTGTCTTTGCAACTAAGTCTAAGACTTTTTCAGTCAGCTCTTTTAAGTTTTCTTGTTTTAATGGTTTCATAATAATTTTTTAGCTTCGTGCCAAGCATTAATTTGTGCATCTAACTTACTCATTGTTCTAGGTTTCTTTGCGTCTCTTTTCTCCCAAGTTCTTACAGCAGCTTTCCAACATTTCATTTTTGATTTACCGACTAACCAATTTTTACTTTCATAAAAATCCCAAAACGCTTCTGCATCTATATTATTATTCCTTTCTAAACAATAATTTTTAATATCAAATACGTGGGGTTTTTTAAAGAACGCCTTTTTATTACTATCTGTAAGATTAGTATTAGTTATATTTATATTAGTATTATCTGTATAGTTTTTTATACTACCCTTATCTTTTAAATTAATATACCTATGCATTATTTCTTTACTACCTTGCCTATATATAACAGTTCTATCTATATAGCCATTATCATCTAACATTTTAAGCCAATTTTGAACTGCACCCCTGCTTACTTCATACAGTCTGCAAAAGTATTCTGTTGAAGCTGTACATTTACCATTCATATTGCAAAGAGCTGTAATCTCTGCATAAAGTAATTTAGCGTTAGGTGTTAGCTTTTTGCTGTATCTTACTTCAGCAGGAATTATTGCATAGTAGCTTGGCTTTTCTTTCATATAACTTCTATTTCGTGTTGATAATTTTGAAGGGCTAACTTACATAATTCTAACTGATTATAGAAGTCTTTGTAAGAAACTTTTATATCAGTTCCAAATTTACCTGCAACAATACGAATAGTTGTTTGGTGTTTTGAGCTATCGTGTATGCCATTTTTTCTTAGATGTTCCTGTAAATTATACAAGTCAATAAAAGTTAATTTAGCGTCTTTGATTTCCGTATAAGCGTTAAAGACTTTATTGAATGTATCACGATACAAAGGGAATGATGAGTAGTTAGCTGAATGACATCTTTCGTAATGGTTCACGCTTGTTCTGTTTCTATCCAATACCTTAGCAATTACTTCCCTGTGAGTTTCATCTTCTAGTCTTGAAATCATAGCTGCAACCATTCTAGGCACTTGGTATTCTGTCTTCCTGCATTTCAAAGCTAGAGAACCTTTAGGCAACCCCACTAAACTTGTAGTGAGGTCGCAAAGGTTTTTAAAGTTTTCTTCTGTATTCATCTTAGAAAGGCATATCTTCTTCAGCTTCACCATTCATTGATTTACCTGATGGTTTGTTGCTTTGGTTTGTAAAAAAGTAGCCATCTATATTGTGAAAATATCTTCCGTTATATTCTCTTGAATAAACATTACAAAGAATTGATACTTTCATACCTACTTCTAGCTTATGCATTTGCTCTAATTTGTCACCAAAAGCACTAACACATATTTCATTGTTAAAGTCTCCTCCTGTGTCAATTAAGATAGATTGTTTCTTCCATTCTTTACCTGCTTTAGATACTCCTGTTTCTAAGTCAAGTTTTTTTAATACTGTTCCTGTTACTTCCATTTTTATTTATTTATTTAGTTATTACTCTTTTTAAAATCTTCTGCTTCGTCCTCCCCAAAACACCCTAATTCATAGAACCCTGTTAGTTTGAGAACAGCTCGGCTCATAGCTCGTTTTTCAGCCATTTCCATAGTGTACCAAGTGTTAGTGTTTCCGTCTTTAAAACCTGCTCCTTTTAAAGCTGAACCAAAAGTTTGAATTGCCTTCCCTTCTTTTCTTGCATTTGCTTTTACTACGCAAAAATCTTTTTCACATTTAATAACATCATAATCTATGTGGATGTTTTCTAAAGCTTGTATCTTATCAATACCGCTTCTTGTCAAGATAATGTAGTGTTGATGTTTAAACACGTCATCTTTGGTTAGATTGTACTTAATGTACTTTTCTTTTAGTGCTTCTGTTTTCATATATTCTTCGCCTATATTAGTGAGCAGGACTTTTCTCGGTTAGTTCTTTAATCATTCTTTCTTTAATTCTTTCTTTTATATCGTTTTTGTTTACAGGTATCAGCTTAGAAACTAAGTACGCTTGAGTTTCGGCTAAAAATATTATTCCTTCCTCTGATAGTTCTGCGTCTTTTTTACCTTCGTAAGCAAATTCAATGGCTGCTGCTAAAATCTGTGCTTGTGAATTGTTTATTATCATAATTATATACCTATATTTATTGGCTAGGGTTTTTGCCTGTTAATAATTTTGTTCAAAAGTAATAAAATTATTTTTCTTCTATATACTCAATTACTTTTTGTTTTATATAATCTATTTGTTCTTTGTCTATCCATTCTAAGAAGTTAAAAGCATCAAAGCATAATGTAAAGTCATTTCCCATTTCGTCTTTACCTCTTAGGTATAGTTCGTTATCTACACATTGAAAAGTGTTTATTTCGTGCAGTCTTTTGTGTATTCCCTCTTGGCTCATATTAAGTTAATTATTATTGGTGAATTATTATTGTTTTCATAATGCTTATTCCAACTTGGCTTTAGTTCTCTATCCCAACTATCCTGAAGTTGCCAACCGTGTTTCTCTATCATCTCACAAAACTTGTTATAGATTTGTAATTCAGTTCCTACGACTATTACTGAACGCCTGTTGTAAGATAAGTCATTATTAAAATGCCCTGAAGCCCTATCGTATGAAGTAAAGCTCAACTGCTCGTACTGAGGTTTTAAATACCATTCATCAGCTCTTACTTTTGTATTGTCTAATTCTCTTTCAAAAAGATTTGAATAGAATGGCTTATTGTAGTCTACATAAGTAGAGTGCTCTAAATATTCTGCGTCTAGTATTGTCATCTTAGCAGTAGTTTTGAATGTAAAGTAGTGTTCCTAAGATTGAAGCACCTATTATACATAAGTGAGCAAGTAGATCTAACATCTTATTTGTTCTTCTTGTTTTAGCTTCAGTTAGATTGTAGATGTCATACTTAAACTCTCCATCTTTATAAATACTGTTGATTTTAAAGAATGTTTCTTTTTCTTTTGTGTTTAGGAAGTGAGTAGCATTTGTATTCCTGTTTACGATTTTGTAGTTCACTTTTTTTATGTATTGATTAATATGCAACAAAGATACACAAAAAAACTTACTAACCAAATTTTTAACTACTTTTTTAACAAGAAAATGATTTACTAGATAGGGTTGCCTATAAAGGCATTAGTAAATTGAGGGGGGTTTGGCCGTTATTGAGTATAACTGCACAGCCGACAGCAGGGCGTTTTCCGTATTTTGCATACGCCATAGCGTAAGATTTGTGATTAATGCCGCAGCCAACTTGAGTTCCGTAAACTCTGAACTTCTTACCGACATAGTGTTCTGTATAGCATTGTGTATGTAAATGTCCTTGAACTGTATTCATCATATCAGCACGACATTTAGTCCTAGCAGTACCTCCTTCTCCATGTATATATTGTACTCCATCTGTTTCGTATCGTTCAACAAAGTTCCAATCAGGAGTTTCTAAGACTTCTTTAAAAGACTTAATCCATTTAGAAGGAATTGAAGATGTTTGAGCTTTACGCATAATTATTCTGTCGTGATTTCCTATTATAACAGTAGCCATAGGAAAAGCATCTCGCCAACGCCCTATTTTCTTAATAGCTAATTCAAGCTCATCTAAGCCACCCATTCCATCTGCTGAGGCCTCGTGATATGAAGAAAAATGATTGTCTATGACATCACCTATAAAGACTACCTCTGTGCAATTATAAGCATAGTATTGTTCTATACAGAAGTCTAAGTAGCCATCTAAACAGAACGGTTCGTGCAAGTCGCCGATAACTAGAACATTTCTAGTTTCGGCTTCTCGCATTTTTTCTAGTGCCACTATTTCGTGTGGCTTTAATCTGTATCTGTTACTTTTTAGCAACGTCCGCAATTCCTTGTCCAAGTACTAATGCACTTATACTAAGTAATATGTTTTTTACTTCTTCAGCATTTAAGCCAAATTTTTCACTTAATACAGTTGTTAAAATTCCTACTACTGTGTACCAAAATTTTCTACTACCAAACATATTCATTAAAATTCCGTTTACGTACTTTTCTAAAAACTTTTTCATAATTATTTATTTTTGATTATTAAATTAATATTTTCACCGCCTAAATTAACTATTTCTTTCATTACCAAGTCCATAGCTAAACGTGAGTTTTCAACAACGTCTTGTTGACGACCGTTTCCTACTAGAATGCAGCCGCTTGTATCTTTAGCTGTGTTACCTCTATGAAATAATATCCAATCCCTATTAGGAACATCCTGTACTAATAAGTGCAAGTAATCTCTTGATGCACTTTCTCTTGCTATCCTAAGTCTTACTTTATATTGTCCTTCAGGAATGCAGCTTATGTTTCTTTCGTTATTTATATAAGGGTTTTCTAAGGTGTCACAAAAAACCTCCCCATTGATAAACAACTTGCCGATAGTTGATTTATCTGTAAAGGTATCTCTTATGATTAAAAGATTA